GTACAGCGACATTCCAGATTTCATTGATCGCGCCCACATGGGGGTCCATGGAGTCCAGGATCAGAACAACTCCGTCATTCAGCGGATCGGTCAGCGTCAAGCGACCACCCTTGTACAGAACGAGGTTCTTCTCAGCCAGTTCTTCACGATTGAAGACCGCTCGATTCACGCCTTCGATCAGGTCGGTGAACCCGTCGCCACCCAAGTCGCCCTGGATGCCGACGCGGTTGTGCCAACTCACCGTGATCGCTACGGCCATCGCGCCCGAGGACGGATGACTGTAAGTGGCGTTCTCGCCGAACGTCCTGCGGACGACTCGACGCATGTTCGCCATGATCGCGGTGATGGAGGCCATTACAGGTCGCCTGCGCTCGTCTTACCGGCAGCAGCCTTGGTGGCACTGTTCGGCTTCTTGGCGGCGTCTTCGAGCGCCTTGGCTTCGGCAGCGGCCTTCTTCTCGGCGTCCTTCTCGTCGGCCTTGAATTCGCTTTCGAGCGCCTTGTCTTCGATGATCACCTTGCGGAAGGCATCGGGGTTGACACGGTTGATGTCTTCCACCTCTTCGGCGGTGAAGTCGAACGCTTCGCCGAGGGCGGGGACGACACGCTTGCCCTCACGGTGCACGACGATGGTTTGCAGGGGAACGCGCTTTGGCATGAATGATTCTCCAGGTTACGAACGATTGAATGAAAGACACAAGGCGGGCCAGTGTTGCCACCAGCCCGCAGCCCGTTAGGCGACCTTGATTGCGAAGGTTGCGTTCGGGTTCTTCGGCACCATCAGCGGGGCCGACTGCGACAAGAGGTACTCCACCGATGGGTTGTCGTTGAAGTAGTTCTTGAAGAAGTAGTCCAGCGGACGGAAGCCTGCGACGTGATCCATGATCGCGCCGAAGCAGCGAACACCCTCCACCATCTCCGAGACACCCACCACCGTGGACTGATCCAGGAAATACTTTTCCGCGCCGTCTTCGGGGTCGATGTACGACGAGGTGTCAACCCACACGTCGATGGCACCGGCACCGTTGATGCCCGCGATGCGACCCATGTACTCCTGGCCGCGATAGCCGTCGCTCATGAGAGTCACGTTGACCTCGCGGCCACCGTAATTCTTGTTCATGAGTTCCTTCACATCGACGCGCTGGTTGAACAAGTCCCAAGCGGTTGCGCCGAAGACATGCTTGCTGATGCGAGCGCCCGAGAGGCCGTTCGCGGTCATGCGCATGTTCTTCAGGTCGGTCATGGGAGCGCCGGTCGCTTGATCCCACTTGGCAGCGCCGGTCAGCGTCGAGGTCAGCGAGCCGTCGCGGCGGAAGTCCACCAGGGTAGACGGATAGTCTTCACCCGAGATCGTGACCTTGCCGTCCTGGATCGCCTTGGCAGCGAGCCATTCGTTCCGGTTGCCGAACTTGACGCGAGCCTTGCGCAGCAGTTCGCCGATGACGGCGTTGCGGCGTTGAGCCAGGGTCAGCGTGCCACCGAAGGCTTCGCCGGGGACGCGGGACACGTGCATGCCAGGGTTCACCACGTCGAGAATCTTGACGTAGGCGGGGCGCAGCGCCAGGGCGGTGTAGCCGTCCATCTTCTGCGGGCGACCTTGCGAGGTCGGCACCACGAAGGGAGCGAGACCACGGTCGTCTCCGTACACCTTGTCGAAATAGATTTCGGGGGTGTCGAAGTTGATCTGGCGATTGAACAGAGTCAGCCAGAACGGGGGCGTGGGTTCCTTTTGCTGACGGAACACCGCGTCGATGGTCACGAGATCGTATGCGTCGAATGCCATGAGATTTACTCCAGAGTTTCAGGTGTTGTTGTTGTGGCCGATCAGGACGAAGCAGGCTTCGCGTGACCGATCTCGATGGCGGAACCCAGGAAGGCTTCCTTGCGCTTGGCGTACGTGTCCAGGGACGCGGGCCACACGATCATGTTGTGGTTGAACTTGCCCCGCGTGTAGTACGGAGCTTGCTTGCCGGTGCCTGCGGTCACTTGCGCGATCACCAGCTTGTCCGGTGCAGCGGTCGTGTGCGTGGCGACCACGTACGGGGTCACGCCGTTCACGAGCAGCACGCAGACTTGGTACTGCGTGATGTCGGCCAGGGCGTTTGCCGAGTCGGTGCCGACCGGCGCGTCACCGATGAAGAAGGCTTGATCGGCAGCGGTGTCGACAGAGCGATCACCAGCCAGTTGCGGATAGAGGGACATGAGTGTTCTCCAGGAGTTGCGAAGGTTGTTTGACGAATTACTTCGCCGGGACTGCGAACTTCTCGCCGGTCAGCGCAGCTTGATCGCGCAGGATCGAAGCAGCGAGGTCGGCAGAGCCTTGCGCACCGGCAGCGGGAGCGGCGAGACCAGCACCCACGTTCGGGTTCGCGCTGGCTTCCATCGCGGCCTGGAAGGCGTTCGGCGCAGCGGCTGCGGGCGCTTCCGAGGCGGATGCCTTCAGAATTGCTTTTGCCGATTCAGCCGACATATCGGTCTCCATCGCCAGATGGTTTGCGAGTGCGCTCTTGCCCTTCGCCTCTTCGCAGTTGAGGATGCCTTTGACGCGGGCACGTTCGGCCACGCGAGCATCTTCAGCGGAGGGTCCAGCAGTGGGCGTCACCACAGGGTTGGCAGCTTGCGCGTTGGCTGCGGTGTTCGTCGCCCGGTCGTTTGCACCCGGCTGCGCTTCGGTCTTTTCGGACATTGCGTCATCCTTCTTGACAGTTTCAGAAATCGAGCCGGATAGCTCGTCAAACAACACCTGCGCAGCCGCCTGTGGCGTTGCGATGGCGTCGATCAGGCCGAGAGACAGAGCCTCGTCAGCGCGATAGGTTTTGGCTTCGGTCGCTTTGACCTTGGCCTTGTCGATGGAGCGATTCTCCGCGACCAGGGCGACGAAGGCTTCGCCGCTCTTGTTCACGCTCGCTTGAATGTTGGCCTTGGCTTCAGCCGACAGGTCTTCGTACGGGTTGCCATCGGTCTTGTGAGCACCGAACTGGATGAAGGTGACCTTGACGCCCTCCTTGTCCAGCATCTTCTCGAAGCTCATGTGCATCGCCACCACGCCGATGGAGCCGACACCACCCGAGGGCGTGACGTACATTTTGCTGGCGGCAGAGGCCAGGGCGTAGCCTGCGCTGTAGGCGTTCGAGTCAACCACCGACATCGAGGGCTTCGTCTTCGAGGCTTCGCGGATCGCGGCAGCAAGCTCGAAGCAGCCAGCGGCTTCACCACCGTACGAGTTCACGTCGTAGATGATGCCCTTCACCTCGTCGTCGGCCATCGCTTGTGCCAGTTGACGGGCAATGAAGTTGTACCCCGTGACAAAGCCGTACGACTGACCGAAGCGATTGACCAAAGTGCCTTGCACCGGAATGACTGCAATGCCGTTGCTGAAAGCAAAAGGCTTGGCCTGCTTCGGCTGCGGCGCAAGACCGAAGGTCTCGCACATTTCATTGCGGCGGGCCAGGAGCTTCTCTTGCTCGACTTCGGGGATGGCTGCTGCCATGTCCCGTAGGTCTTGCGACAGGCCGGTGTAGTGGACAGCGAGAGCGACCTCGCGCATGTTCATCCGCGAAATTGCGGAGCGTGCTGCAAAGTCACTCATAGTTCGTCATCCTCTTCATCTGCCGTTGTGGCCTTCTTGTCGGTCATGGTCTGCTGGCGCTGGTTGGCACCGGGCTTGGTTGCAGCGGTTGCGAACTCCAGGCCCATCTCTTTCATCATCGCGTTCTCGCGTTGACGCTGTTCGAAAACAGACCTGAAGTCATTTCCAAGCTGCGCGCATTCTGCCTCATAAGTTGACAGGCCCGAATTGATACGAAGGATCGCGGACTGCGTTTCCTTCATTTCGTCAATCTGTCCACGGGCTGCGCCGATCCAGGTGCACTTCAGCAGAGCCTCGCGCATCACCGGGTCGTAGAACAGTTCCTTGCCCTTGCCCGCTGGCAGTGGCACCGCGTTCGCGTTGATCTGTTCTTCGAGAAACAGCGTCCAGATGAAGGTCGCCAAGCGGTCGGCGCAAATCTTCTTCTTCGACTGCATGCCCTTCCAGGTCTCGGCCATCGAGGCGCGGGCCGACGAGTAGTTCGTCTTCGAGTAGTCCCGAGAGAATTGCTCGTACGAAAGACCCAGGCCAGCGGCGGTGTGGCGCAAGAGTGACTCTTCGAATCCGTCACCCACACCACCGGGCGAACCCATGGGTTTGAGCGACAGCTTCGTGCCAGGAAAGAGGTGCGGCATCTTCACACCATCGACCTGGATGTTCGTCGAGCCAGAGGTGTACGCGGCCAGGGCGTCCATGTACTGACCGAGGATGTCACCGAAGCCCGACTGGCCCGCGCCCATGGATTGAAACACCACGTCGCTCGGAAGCTCGGACTCGATGGCAGCGGCGTAGCTCGCATTGACGACGGCGTTCTGAAGCACAACGTCTTGGAACTTCTTCGTCATGTGCATCGACTTGAGCACGCTCACCATGTCGGCCACACCACGGGTCTGATCGCATTGCAGCGGGTCAGTGATGTGCATGACCATGCGTCGGCCCCAGGGCTTGCGAGCCTCGACGTAGCGGTACTCCATGGCCCGAGCGTCGTAGAAGTCGCCGGGATGGGTTACCTTGATCCAGTAGCCGATGGGTGCACCGTACACGTCATGCTTCACGCCCCGGCGCAGGTACTGGTCATCCTGGAGACCGTCAGGGTTGCACAGGCGCGAGGGCGAGATCATTTGGATCGCCGTCGAGAACGGGCGACCCCCACCGCGCAGCCACTCAGCAGTAGCGAGGCTTTCGCCGGTCATGACGAAACCCCCGACTGCCAAGCGGATCATGCCGGTGAGGGTCATGGAACCGCCAGCGTCGAACCAGCATTCTTGAGAGTCGGCCAGCAGGTTAAAGCGGGCTTCCATCACCGTCTGGTATTCCTCTGCCCACTCCTTCGTGGCCCCGAGCGTCTTCCAGTCCGGTTGCAGATTGATTCTGTACTGCGAACCAACGATGTTGTCGCGGTGCGTATTGATCGCGCCCGTGGCATATCCGTCGTTCTGCACCGAGTCGCGGCCACGAGCGTCAGCAAGTTCCTTGACCGGGTTGATTTGCAGGTCAGGCGAAACGATCGATGGGTTCCAATTGAACGTCTCGCGGTTGTTACGCTCCGCACCTTCGAGGGCACCGCCTAGTGCGTTTTCCTGGATGTGCTGAACGGCCAGGGCGCTCGCCTTGGCGACATGGGATTTGCGCATGATCAGAAGATGAACTGTGCGGGAC